AAAGTCGGCGCTCTACTGTCGAACCCGGCAATCGCTCAGAAGCTGAACGTCGATGAGATCATTGTACGGCTGGCTGTGGCTGACGGGATCGACACGTCAGGCCTGATGGTTGACCCCGCAGAGCAGTCTGAACAGCAACAACAAGGCATGGGTATGAACATGATGGATAAGCTCGGACCTGAAGTTATCCGTCAGCTTGGCCCTGCCGTCCAACAACAAATGGCAATGGAAGGAGGGATGAATGTCCCACAACCCTGAGACTAAATCCAAGGAAGCACCGAAGGCGGTCGTTTCTAACATCAAGCACGAGGACGCTACTAAACGTGAGAAGCAGTCCGAAGACCTTGGGAACGGAACCATCAAGGAAACCTTCTAATGAGTGATACCACAGAAACCCAAGTCCCATCGGTAGATGTCAAAGTTGCACCCGGTGCGATGACCGCAACGGTCTCCACGGATGCTTTGGTGCCTGAGCCAAAAGAGGATGCGGGTCTTCTGGCGGGCAAGTTCAAGACGCCGTCCGATCTGGAGAAGGCGTACAAGGAACTTGAAAGCAAGCTGGGGCAGCAAAAGCCCCAGCAACCCGCCGAGGAGCCTAAGACTGAACAGACGACCGAGACCCCGGAAGGCAACGAAGAAGCCGAGACCGAAGAGGCAGAGTATGGCCCATACGGTAAGGCGGTCGCGGAAGCCTTGAAGTCCGCAGAGGTTGATCCCACCGCAGCGAATGAAGAGTTCGTGAAAAACGGTACGCTATCTGACGCCACATTCGAGAAGTTTGCAAAAGCAGGTTTCCCGAAGGAAGTCGTGGACGCCTACCTGCGAGGTGTGTCCCAGACATACGCAGCCCAGAACTCGATCAGTGAGACGCAAGTGTCGCAGATCAAAGCTATCGCTGGTGGTGATGAAGGCTTCAGCAAGCTGTCCACATGGATGGCAACCAACCTGTCAGCGGCAGAGATTGAAGCGTACAACGCTGACGTGGCTTCTGGTGATTACGCCAAGGCTGTCGATGCTGTTTCGCGTGTGAACAATCGCTACCGCTCAGAGCTTGGCACTGAGGGTCGCCTGCTTGGCGGCAAGGCACCAAGTGCAGCGTCGGGATATGTGTCGGAAGCTGAGATGCTCGATGACATGAAGAACCCGAAATACAAAACCAGCCAAGCCTTCCGTGACCAAGTCACCGCGAAGATTGCGGCTTCTCCCAACATCTTCCTAAGCAGGTAAACAATGCTCACTCTCGCACTCGTAAACTGGGACGCTATCTTTGCCGTCCTCGGTGCGCTGCACCTTCTGGCGTTGGCCATCGTAAACATCACACCCACTCCCGCAGACAACATCCTGTACGGACGGGTGTACAAGGTGATTGAAGTCTTGGCTGGTGTTCTTGGACGCCGCATCAAGGAGTTCCCCGGTGAGGCGCAACTGCGTCGGGAACTGGCACTTAAATAAGTTCCACCATCAGAACCAACTCTCGGCCCTAGCACATGGGGCCGGGGGCTTTTCTCCAGAGAGATATCCACCATCGCTTTTAAGCGAGCTGGCACCTACGACCCACGAGCAAGACTGCTTGGCCCACTGCGGTGGACACCCATGTCGGACGGCGAGTGCGAGTCCAAGGGAGCAATCCCCTACAACTCTCATCTCTGAGGAAAAACATGTCTGCTGTTATCTCGCAGCTTGGTGTCATCAATGCCGCAACTCCCGGCAACTATGACGAAGCCAACGCTAACTTCATGAAACAGTTCGCTGGTGAGGTCATCACGGCCTTCAACGAACTGAACGTCTTCATGCCGCTCCACACCGTGCGTACCATCTCGCAGGGCAAGTCGGCATCCTTCGCTCACATGGGTAAGGCGCAAGCCCGTTACCACACCGCTGGCGAAGCAATCCTTGGCTCGAACAAGATCAAGCACAATGAGACCGTCATCAACATCGACGACAAGCTCATCGCTGACGTGTTCATCGACGAACTCGAAGAAGCCAAGAACCACTACGATGTCCGCGCAGAATACACCAAGCAACTCGGTGCTGCTCTGTCGCGTGAGTTCGACCAGAAGCTGGCCCGTGTGATCGCTCTGGCCGCTCGTTCCGCCAACAAGATCACTGGTCTTCCGGGTGGTTCGCGTCTTGTTAACGCTGCCGCTGCCACTGACGGCGCTGTCCTGTCGGGCCTGATGTTCGACGCTGCTCGTACTCTGGACGAGAAGGACGCTTGGGAAGGTGAGCGTTATGCCGTGTTCAAGCCCGCGCAGTACTACCTGCTCGTGAAGAACAAGGACAACCTGAACCGCGACTGGGATGGTAAGGGTTCGTACTCGGCTGGTACTGCACCGCAGATCGCTGGCATCGAGATCATGAAGTCGAACAACCTGCCTTCGGGTGTTGTCGCGGCTGGCTCGGGTGACCGTAACGCCTACGCTGGCAACTTCTCGACCACCGCTGGTCTGGTCTTCCAGAAGGCCGCTGTCGGTACTGTGAAGCTGATGGACCTCGCCCTGCAACGCTCGGGCGGCGACTTCGAGATCATGTACCAAGGCACCCTGATGGTTGGTAAGTATGCGATGGGCCACGGCGCATTGCGTCCTGAGTGCGCCATCGAGATCGCCACTGGCGCTGTCGCTTAATCTACCCTTGGGGGCTGGAGCTTAACCGCTCTGGCCCCCTTTTTTTTCGAGGACGTGTAATGAGCCTAGTCACTCCAACCACCAAGCTTGAAGCAGTAAACACAATGCTTCGTGCCATCGGTGAAAGCCCTACCTCCACACTTTCGGGGGATGTCGGTGTCGATGTCGTCACTGCACGTCAGACACTCGATGAAGTAACTAAGGCCGTTCAGGCCGAGGGATGGCTGTTCAACACCGAACACGCATATCCACTGTCCCGCGACAGTGAGAACAACATCGTTATCCCAGCTACCGCACTGTCGGTGAATGTGGATCGCCGTAAGTATTTCGACATCGACGCGGTTCTTAGAGGCAACAGGCTCTACGACCGCAAGAACCACACCTATGTATTTGACCGTGACCTAGAAGCGAAGATCGTATTCGGTCTTGATTTCGAGGAAATGCCAGAGACTGCGCGTACTTATGTGACGTACCGCGCTGCTCGTAAGTTCCAAGACACAAGCCTCGGCTCTCAAGAGCTTCATCAGTTCAATGAAAAAGATGAACTCTATGCCCGCATCCGTTTCATGGATGATCAGGCCGAGGATGAAGACCTTAACTTCCTGAAGGACGATCCTGCATTCCAGCCTTTGTGGAGCAACTGATGGCCTTATACTCAGCCCAGCTACCGAACCTCATGAACGGGGTGTCGCAACAGGCGTTAACCATGCGCCTGTCGTCACAGTCTGAAAAGCAAGTGAACGGCTTCTCCTCAGTGGTTGAGGGTGTCAACAAGCGGATGCCGCTGAAGCTTCTGTCTAAGCTGACATCAACCCCTCTCAATGACGTGTATGTTCACACAATCAACCGAGACCTGAACGAGCGGTATGTCGTGATCGTAGGCAACGGCTATGTCCGTGTCTTCGATATGGACGGCAACGAGAAGACGGTGTCATACCCAAATGGTACGGCATACCTTTCGACAACCACCCCTAATGCCACGTTCCGTGCGGTAACTGTTGCTGACTATACGTTCATCGTGAACACGAAAAAGACAGTCACGACAACTGCGTCAAAGTCACCAAAGAACGCTTCTGAAGCCATCCTCTTTGTTCGCGCCGCCAACTACAACTTGACCTACAAGGTGAAGATTGATGGTGTTGAGAAGGGGACATTTACCACCGCAGACGCTTACGGCACACAGCCCAAAGTTTCTATTGAGCTTTCGCGTGATGGCATTGCCGCCAGCCTGAGTTCAAACCTTGGCTCTGGATATACGGTAACGGCTTACGGGTCGATTATCCACATCAAGAAAAACAACGGCACAGCGTTCACGATAGAGGCAACAGACAGCGGCGGTAATAGCAATCTACGAGCTATTGCTGGTCGTACCCAGAGATTTAGCGATCTACCGACCGTTGGTTCCAAGGACTTTATCGTCAAGGTAACGGGCGTAGACGGTGAAACAATCGACGACTACTACCTGAAGTTTGTGCCTGACAACCCTGCCGCAAGTTTTGATAGTGGCATCTGGCAAGAGACGGTTGCACCTGACATTACAATCGCACTCGACGGCGCGTCCATGCCACACTCGTTGGTGCGACAGCCGGACGGCTCTTTTGAACTCCAGCAAATTTCATGGGGAACCAGAGAGGCTGGGGACGAAACCACCGCTCCTTGGCCGTCATTCGTTGGGCGTCAGATTAAAGACGTGTACTTCGACAGGAACCGTCTGTGTTTCCTTTCAGATGACAACGTGTCGATGTCACGCACTAACGAGTTCTTCAGCTTCTTCCCGGAAACAGTGGTAACACTTCTGGACACTGCTCCCATCGACATCGCAGCCACCGGGTCAAAGGTGTCTGTGCTTCAGTATGCAGTGCCGTTCAACAAGCAAGTCGTCGTGTTCTCTGACCAAACACAGTTCGTGATTAAGGATGAAAAGCTGCTAGCCAGCCAACCTCCAGGCCTACGAGAAATGACAGCCTACGAGATTGACAGCGCAGCAAAGCCCGTCGCCATTGGGCGGACGATCTTCTTTGGTGTAAAGCGTGGCCTGTACTCAAGCGTGTATGAGTACTTCCTCGTACCGCAGACGGAGACAACTGACGCTGCCGATGTGACGAAGCATGTGCCGACTTACATCCCCGCAAACCTGTTTAAGCTTGCGGCCTCTACCTCTTCGGACGTGATCTTGGCTCTAACCAAGGACGCAAGAAACAAGGTCTGGGTCTACAAGTACTACTGGCAAGGTGAGCAGAAGCTTCAGTCTAGCTGGTCGCATTGGGAGTTCCGCCCTGACGCTGTGGTCTTGAACGCGGACTTCATCGGCGACACTGCGCTCTTTGTGATCCAATACAACGACGGGGTTTACCTTGAGACGATGGAAGTTTCTGAGGGCATCGTTGATGAGTACTCAGACATCACGGTTCGCCTTGATCGTCGTATCGATGAAACCAGCACAACGGTAACCTACAATGCCGTTGACGGTTTGACCCAGATCGTCCTCCCGTACACACCTAACGCCGACACGATCCGTGTGGTGTCCCGCCCATCTGGAGTTACCCCTCAGGGGTACGCTTCATACGTCAGCGCCGACATCGTTACTGTGTCGGGAGAGACCTTAACTGTAGTTGGGGACTACCGCTTTACGAAGTTCTTCGTCGGTGAGAACTACACTTTCGAGTACGAGTTCTCCAAGCCGTTGATCAGGACAGCGGCTGACACAGGTGGTCAGGCATCGGTTGTTGCAGGTCGTCTCCAGCTTAATAGGTGGAACATTGTGTACGACCGTACCGGGTACTTCCGCGCCGCTGTGAAGATTGGGTCTGAT